ATGTCTTCGTAGTTGATTTTATGCACACGCCAACGGCCGTTGGATAACATGCTGAAAACAGGTAGTACGTTGCAGAAGAGATAGATATTTGGACGACCAAATCGTTTCTTCTTTCCCTCGTGGCGCCAATCCCAAAGGACGCCATTTTTAAGAGTTTCGATACCAGCGTAGAAGTCGCCCATCTTGTCCTTCTTCATAGACCGCGGCATATCGATGAGGTAGCATTTTGCAACAGGAAATGAGTGGAGGAAACCAAGCAATTTCTCCATTTCCTTAATCATTGGGGACTCGAAAGCAACACCTTGATACTCACAGTACTCGGCAAACAAAGATTTGCCACAGTGACCACGCGGATCGTAGATAATATTGATGCTACGCATATCATTGACTTGAGTGTTGTCGAATATGAATTGTTGATACGGCCAGAGCTGGTACTCCATGAATTGCTCAAGTTGCCACGTCATAGGAGGCCGATCGGGAATCAGGTCGGAATCCTTCCAAGGTCCGTCGACCCGAGTGTCTTCTTTCATAACATAGTTAAAAGACTTGGGACCGAGATGAACAGTACTGCACGTAAGGGACCAGTGACCTCTCACGGCGGGGATGATAGTCTTGTGAAGGTGAACGCAGGAGGTTCGATGAATCAACCAGCCGCGCACTTGCCAGTGTTCTTCACCGTTGGAATATGTTTCCTTTTGAAAGACCCACTTTTTGAACCACCCTTTCATTTTTGAGACGACGTCCTCGAACGTGTAGACCGAGCACGGAATAGTCAGATCGAAGCCAACTTTTTGACCGTCGAAGAGGAGTGGCATTTTTATTTTGGGAGACCAAATCAAAAAAAATCTGATTGAATAAGGCTGTCGAATGACAGGCCCCCTACGGGGTCGATCAGCCTATCAGATTATTATTTTTTTCAAAGCCAAAACGGCGTTTGCCGGAGGCTTAAGATCCTTCAAGTGCAGCAGCACCCACATGATCTCTGTAAACCACTTTACGTGTAACCGTAACGCGAACCTGATCGGAGGCTACTGCCGTTCGATCGTCCGTACTAATAAGGCACCAAAGAGACTGTTTTAGCGGTTTATTGTAAATTCCCCACTGGCCACCACTAACTGTGACATCAGAGGGATTGCCGGCAACGGCAGGAACCGTACCGAGCTGCTGAATAAGCATATTCGGTTTCATGCGAAACGACGCATACTGAATATTAGCATTAGTTTGCGTAGAACTATCAGTAAGAGTCTTCGAGTTGAAATACTTCCAGATGGTCTTAACTTTCCTGAAATAGACACTATTAATTCTATTTAGTGTGGGAGTCGCCATATTATCCAAGGCAGCAAGTGCATGAGGTAAGGCGAGAATCCCACCAACAGCAGTGTTGGGACGTGCGTAATACACACTCATTTTCTGTTGAAAGACGTCAATCCTCACTCGCGTGTCGTCTAACGAAGGGATCCCTTCAATACGAAAAGTGTAATCCATATCGCATGCGAACATTTTCCCAGTGTCCGCAATATCCGTTTTTTCGTCAGCCCAAAAGAGATTGGTCGGCTGACAACTTTCCCAGCCGGCAACTTCGCCGAGTGCACCAGCGGTGCTAATCTGGTAAAAGAAACCTGAAGGTACCTGGACACCGTTGGCAGGATGCCTAACACTAAAGTCCAACATGTCAAACAACACCGGAGCAGTAGCTATGGGTGTGACGTGCGTCGTCATCTTGTGATATCCGACTTGCTTACTTCCGTACTGGGACATTTTGAGTTGTCGCACGGAACGGTAAAGCGAGTTAACCGCCTTCGCGTTCTTACGTACGTAGCTCTTAGGGGTTTTCTTAGCAGCAGGGAGGCGAACGCGCTTAGGACGAGACCTAAGAGCACCAGCAAGCTTTTTTCGTCCATATGCCATATAGACGTTGGGGGGGTTTGTTATACTACAAACATTTTTTTTATTGACTCACCACGCTTCACGGTTCGTCAAGAGACCGGCGGCCCTACGGGCCTGTTACAGTATCGGTCTCTTTCTTTTTATAATAAGCTTTAAGCTTTCTAAGCTTTCTAATCTTCAGCCGAAATCTCAGTCAGTGACATGTCTTCGTAGTTGATTTTATGCACACGCCAACGGCCGTTGGATAACAT